AAAGCTCCTTTAAAGCTCTATTAAAAGTATAAAAGACTTGTAAAGGCCTATTAATAGATATTAAAGGTTATATAATATATATTATATATAATTATTAATAATAATATATTTAAATATACTATTAAAGGTTTTAAAGTAACTTAATACTGTTAAAGATTGTTAAAGGCTATTAATATCTATTAAAGGTTTTAAAGGGTTTGTTAAGATTTTGTTTAGGACTTATTAGGACTTATTAGGACTTTATAGGACTTAAAAGGTTTTAAGGGGGTACACAGGGGGTTTAAGGGGTCTATAATACTTCATAATACGTCTCAAAAATTTCTCATAAAAACCTAAGCAGTTTACAAAGGACCTATATAAATCCATTTAAAGGCTCTTTTTAAGCCCATACAGAGCAATCTTTATATTCTCTGGTGTAACTTATCATCTGTGTCTCTAAATCCCTCTGTATGAGTCTAAAATAACCCCTTGACATTTTCTTATAAATGTGCTATAATACTTCTATAAAGGGAGTTTTATAAAATGAAATGGAATGATGTTAGAAAAACTAATAAATATATCCTCTGGAGTTCCTTTGCAGACCTTCCAGAGACTTCTGTAACAAATTATAAACCTACTTGGACAATTGAAGAAGAGGACCATGATGGTCTTTATAGCTTTCATAAATGGTTTTTAATGTTTTATAAGGACCCTACTGAAGTAGAATTTGTAAAGAACTGCTTTGAAGGTGACTTTAGACACTGGGAAGCTTTTAAAAAGGCTAAATACATTAGAGATTTATATGTAAGATACAAGAAAGAAGCTGAACAAAGGCTTTTAGCAGACACTATGAATAAAATTATTACTATTGCTATGGATACAGATAATAAATCTTGTATGAGTGCTCTTAAATATCTTGCAGATAGAGGCTCTAAAATCCTTGGTGATGCTCCTGATAAAGGAGGAAGACCTAAAAAATCTGATATAGAGGCTGCTGCTAGAGATTTAGCAAGAGAAGATAAAGAACTTTTAAAAGATTGGGAAAGAATAAATGGATAAACCTACAACTCTTTCTCAAATTCGTCAATTAGCTGAGAAGGATTTTATAACTTTTGTTAAATTGGTAGCTCCTTATAATGTTATGGGTAGTTGCCATGAAGATATGTGTAAGTTTATCCAAGATAAAAGTAAAAGACCTTATAAACTTGTAATATATCCTCGTGGTCATAGAAAAAGTTTTTATGCTGCTGCATTTGCTGCTTGGGAAATTATTAAAGACCCCTCAATATCTATTGTATATCTCTCTGCCACAAGCCCTTTAGCAGAACAACAGCTTAGAATTATCAAAAATATTCTTGAATCTAAGATAGTTAGCAAGTATTGGCCTGATTTAATACTTGAAGACGAAGGTAAAAGGGAAAAATGGACTACTACTGAAATCTGTGTAGACCATCCTAAGCGTAAACAAGAAGGTACAAGAGATAGTACAGTAAAAACTGGTGGACTTACAACAAACATTACAGGTTCTCATGCAGATTTAATCATTCTTGACGATATGGTTGTACCTCAGAATAACAATGAAATAGGTAGAAGGGCTGTTATGGAACAATACAGCCAATTACAATCTATTCTTAATCCTGGTGGAAGAATATTAGCAGTAGGTACGAGATACCATCCTAAAGATTTGTATGCTACTATGCAAGAGACCTATCAAGATATCTATAATAATGAAGGTGAATTAATAGGTAAAGAACCTCAATGGGATATTCTTCAAAGAGTTGTAGAAGTTGATGGTGAATTCTTATGGCCTAGAACAAAACGTAAAGATGGTAAGTATTATGGCTTTGATATGGGAGAGCTTGCAAGAATTAAAGCAGGTTATCTAGATACTTCTCAATTCTATGCACAGTACTATAATGACCCTAATGATGAAGGTAATGCTTTAATTACACAAGATATGTTTATGTATTATAATAGAGAGCATCTTGTGTGTAGAGCTGGTGTGTATTATTTAAAAGATAGATTATTAAATATTTATGGTGCAATAGACTTTGCGTATTCTATGCAGAATCGTGCAGACTCTTCTTGTATCGCTGTAATAGGAATCGATAGTGATAACAATAGATATATTGTAGATATTGATAGATTTAAAACAGATAGAATACAAGAGTACTATAATCATATTATAGCATTACATGAAAAATATAATTTTAAAAAGCTTAGAGCAGAAGTTACAGTAGCACAACAAGTAATTGTTACAGCTTTAAAAGATAAGTTAGCAGAGAACTCTATAAGACTTGCAATAGAAGATTATAGACCTATGACTAAAAAAGAAGAAAGAATGTTAGCAATACTTCGACCTTTATATGAAGATAGAAAAGTCTTTCATTATAAAGGAGGTAACTGTGAATTATTAGAGGAAGAATTAAAACAAATTAAACCAGCACATGATGATATTAAGAACGCTGTAGCAGATGCTTTATCAATTGCTGTAGCTCCTAAATATAGAACATATCATAAACCACAAACTATAAAAGTTATGAGCCGCTTTGGAGGAATTTAATGGGCAATACATTTGAAATAAAAGTTATTCAAGAACCTGATGGGTTAGCTTCTGCTATCTCTGAAAAGTTCATTATGTGGGAGAATGCTAAAGCAGATTGGTACAAGTCAGCAAGAGAAACTTTAGAAAATATATACGCAACAAGTACTCATGATATTTATAATCAGACTAGAGAATTTGATAACTCTACACATATTCCGAAGATTGCACAGATTCGCGATATGCTTGTAACATATTATTTAGATGCTATGTTCTCTTTGCCAGATTTTGTAGATTGGATTCCTTATGATTCATCTAGTACTAGTGCAGAAACTAAAGAGACTCTTAAAAGCTTGATGAGACAAATGCTTAGTGACTCTAATTTTAAGCCTACTATTAGACAGATTGTAGAAGATTATGTAGATTATGGTAATGCTTTTGCTACTTCTGTGTTAGTCAATCAAACTTTAAGAGGAGCAGATAATAAAACTTCAATAATCTACAATGGTCCTAAAGCAGTTCGTATTGACCCTATGAGTATTTTCTTTGACCCGTTTGCAGTAGACTTTGCTAGTTCTCCTAAGATTATTCGTAATATCACAACTTTAGGAGAGCTTATTAAAAATTCTGAAGACATGCCTGAAGATTCTAATATGTATAAGAAAGCTCTCAATAAAGCTATTAAGAAACGTTCTCAGATTCGCAATAGGCTTTCTCAAGGGCAGCAAGAAGTTATTGAAGATGATATCTGTAACATTGCTGGCTTAGGCTCTTGGAGTGCTTATTATAATTCAGATATTGTAGAGATACTTACTTTTTATGGAGACCTCTATGATATTGCAACTAATAAGCTTTACAAGAATTCTCGTATTGTAATTATGGATAGGTCTTTTGTATTGCTTAATGAGCCTATTAAAGACTTTGGATTTAGCAGCAATATCTTTAAAGCAGGATGGAGAGATAGAAAGAATCTTCTTTGGAGTATGTCTCCCTTAGAGAATATTAAAGGTATGCAGTTTATGGTAGACTTTCTTGAAAACAAGAGAGCAGATATCTTTAACTTTATTAGTAATCCTATCTTTGTTTCCTATGGTGACGTAGAGATGCCAGAGTATCCTTATCCTGGTTGTCATATTGGATTGGATAATGATTCTAAATTAGAAATGTTAAGACCTGATGCCACTGCTTTACAAGCTGATTTATATATTGATAGATATCAGACACAGATGGAAGAGATGGCAGGAACTCCTAGAGAAGCTATGGGATTTAGAACACCTGGAGAAAAGACAGCCTTTGAAGTATCTCAGCTTAATACAGCTGCAAGCAGACTCTTTAATGATAAGACTCATAAGTTTGAAGAAGAAATGCTTGAGCCTTTATTGACTTTAATGATGCGCATGTATTTATCAGATGGAGCTCGTGTAGTTAAGATAAGAAGTGTTAATGATATGGGTGTTACTATCTTTAAAGATGTAAATGTAAAAGATTTGTCAGCTAATGGTAAGTTTGTTGCTACAGGTTCTTCTACATATACTGAAAAAGCTAGAATAGCACAGACGCTTTTACAATTAAGCAATACACAATTCTTTAGTGATTCTTTAGTATATAATTATTTTGACCCTAAAGAATTAGCAGATATCTTAGTATATTCTACAGGTCTTGATAAGTTTTCTAAACTAATTAAACCTAATGCTCGTGTAGATGCTGAATTAGATATGCGTAAAGCTGCAGAGTATAATCAGCAGCAATTAGAAGAAACTCAAATAAGAGGTGTTTTAAATGCTGAACAAGCTTCTATGTAATGTTAGTCAAGAAGAAAAAGAAAAGTATAAAGAACTTTGTAAAGTTTCTAAACCTCTTTTTGATAAGCTTGAAGAGATTATAAACAAAGAACTTGCAAAGAATGATAAGATTTCTGAGAAAGATTTTGATTGTCCTTCTTGGGCTTTAAAGAGAGCTTATAAAGATGGTTATAAAAAAGGCTTGACATTTCTTAAAGAATGTGGTATAATATAGGTGAAATAAGAATATGGAGATTTTATTATGACCAACGAAGCGACTACTTCTACGGACAATGTTGATAACAACGCAGCCACTACTACGATTGTTGTCGGAGAGCATTCTGCTTATAAAGATGTTGATGCTCTAGTAAAAGCTAAAGCAGAAGCAAACGACTTTATTCTTAAGCTTAAAGAAGAAAATAAAGAACTTAAGAAGCAAGTCGAAGAGCTTTTGAATAAATCTAAAATTACTGAAGAGCTGAAACATATTAGGGAGAATACACAAATGGATATGGAGAATACTAACACTCCTTTACCGGAAGATGCTATTAAACAGATAGCTCTCAAAGCTTTGCAGGAATCTACAGAAAAAGAGAAAGAGCTTAGCAACTTAGCTAGTTGTAAAGAAGCTGTTTCAAAAGTTTCACAGGATGTAGAGCTTGCAATAAAGAATAAAGCTAATGAACTTGGCGTTAGTGAAGAATACTTAATAGGTATTGCTAAGACGAGCCCTAAAGCTTTTAAAAGTATGTTTGGTATTAAAGAAAATGTTTCCTATGACTCTATAAACTTTTTGCAATCTACCAGACAAATTGAAAACGATTCTGAAAGTGATGAAGCAACAGCTTTCTTTAAAAATCCTTCTGCTATAAAAAATCCTAGAACAGTAGCAGAGTTTATTAATAAAGCTATTAAGAATCCTTCTATCCTTTCAAAATATAATCATTGGTAAATTAAAAGGAGAATATTTAAATGGCTGATTTAAACGGCATTAATACTCGTGACCAGGCAGCCGCCATTAAAGCTATTGTGTACTCTGGTGCTCTTCGTGAAGCATTGGAACCGGAACTTGTCGCGATGAATTACGTAGATGTTATCAGTTCTTTTCCTGATGGCGATAAATGGCAGGATGTAGAAATTGGTAATGCAACTATTTCAGATTATCATGAAGGTGAAGAGATTGATTATAAAGGTCTCGAAATCGGTACTCGTGATTTTGAAATCAATGAATACGTCAATAGTGGTCACTATGTAACTGCTAAATTTGCGCAGGATGCTTATCTGGCTTCTCAGATTATGAGCAAAATTCCTGGACTGGAAGCTCGCGCTATTTACGCAGATTTGGAACAGAAGATTTTGGCTCTGGCAAATAAACAGACTATTGATGATGCTAACAAAGTAAACGGTATGTCCCATCGTTTTGTAGCAGGTGATGCTGAATCTGGTTGGGGTGTTCTGACACCGGAAGACTTTGCGTATGCTTCTGTAGCTTTAAATAAAGTAGGCTACACAGGTCCTCGTATTGCTATTATTCCGTCTTATCAAGAATACAAAATTGTATCCAATCCGCGGATTAAAGCTTCTTTGCAGTTCAATCCGAAATTTGAAGGCATTGTTCGTGAAGGTGTAAGCTCTGGTATGAAGTTTAGTTTCCAGATTTATGGCTGGGATGTTTATACTTCTGAGTATCTGCCGCAGGTTTCTGGTGAGACTTCTCTGAAAGATAGAGAAGGTGCTAAATCTTTCACTGCCTTGAACAATTGCGGTGAAGCTGTTCTGTTTACGAATATCCCGGATAGACGTCCGTTCCGTATGGCTTGGAGACAGATGCCGAAGTTTGAAGGTAAATGGAATATGGACAAACAGCGTGAGGAATATGTAACTGTTGCTCGCTATGGTCTGGATATTGGTGATAAAGAAAACCTTGTAGTTATCCTTTGCGCTGATACCGATTCTACCATTACCCCGAGTGCGTAAGGAGGAAATGAATAATGTCTAATAATGAATACTTGTCTAGCTTTGGTGTAGTCCGTCAGTATGGTCGTGGAGAAGGTCGCGATGAACTGTACGAGGCTTCTGCTAAACCTGCACTGGGTGCGCACAATTGCATTGAAGTTGTTGTAGATTCTAAAGGACCTACTCCGAACTTCGACGGTAAATATCATCGTGATGGTGCTAAGATTCCGGCAGGTGCTACTGTAGTTGGTGGTTATCTGATTGTTGAAGCTAAAGGCTCTGCTGCTAATGTTAAACTGGACCTCGTTAAAAAAGATGGTACAGATGCTAAAGCGTTGTTGGCAACTGTTGCAGCTCCAGCAGATAATTCTGCTAATGCTTTTGATGGTGCTGCTGTAGGCACTGTAATGGCTGAAGATAGATATCTGAAAGTCGGAGGTACTACTACTGGATTGGTCGCTAAGGCTATCGTAGAATTTATTTAATTAAATCTATTAAGGGGGTGTCTTCGGATGCCCCCTTTGTATCTTAAAGGAATTAAATATGACTGTTTCAGATATTCAACACAGTGAGCTTCCAGATAATTTATTACATGAGCCGAAAGGTGCTTCTACAGCTACTGCAAACTCTGTGTATTTTGCAAACGGCTCTGGCTCTGGTAGCTTTAGAAAGATTCAATTACCTGATGTAGAATTCACAAGAAGCTCTGTGAATAACTTAACAAATCAAATTACCGATGTTATAGAGAACACCGATGTTATAGAGAACATTAATAATGTTATTACTATTGATGGTTTAGGACTTACAAAGATTACAGATGGTACTATGGAGGATGTTCCTTATTCTGCAGAAGTACCTATTTCTTTTACTGATAATCTTAATAAAAACTTTGCGGAACTATTTGCTTTATATAATAATCTTGTAACAATTCATAATAGTATTAAGAAAAATATTAATGAAGCTACTAAAAAAATCAATGAAACTTTAACTGCTTTAAAAGAATCTGGAGTAATTAATAATGTCTAAGCTGCCTATAAAAAGATTAGATAGCACTACTGAAAATGATACAGCAGCTACTGCATTAATCAATGATAACTTTAAAGCTGTACAAGATGCTATAGAAAATACTTTATCAAGAGATGGTACTGTTCCTAATTATATGGATGCAGACCTTGATATGAACTCTTATAGAATTATAAATACTGCAGACCCTAAAGAAGATACAGACCTTATCAATTTAAAGTACTTTAAAGAGCAAGTAGGTAACGCAGCAGAGTATTCTCAACAAGCTGAGCAGGCTGCTACAAGAGCTCAAAGGTCTGCAGAGAATGCTCAACAGTTAGCTGCTGCTGCATCAAGGTCTGCGCAAGAAGCTGCTCAATCTGTAAAAGATGCTGTTGAAGCTGCTGCTGATGAAAATGTTGTAGCTGTAGGTACGGACCTTAGATTAGGAAGCAATAGTGAAATTAGAAAAGCTAATGCTAATAAAGCTAACATTGATACTGTA